GGATGGGCACGCTGCTCGTATCAAAGTCCACATAGTACTTTTCATCAAGTTCATCAAAAGCCCTTGCTAGGGGCTCAAGGTGGGGAAGCATTGTTTCCATCCAGAAAACGCGAAGTTCTTCAGAGGCATTAGAGAATGTCCGCCCTGCAGCGTTGCCAATTACTGATTCTGGTACACCGAATGCTGCAAGGATTTCTTCTTTTTGGATTTGGCGCATTTGCGTATAGGCAGCGTCACGAGGAGATGCTGATGTATCTACAAAATCAACGCCATCATCAGAGGAAATAACAGTTGTCGCCCCCGTACGGCTCAAGTTGCCGCGAAAACGATTGCGCAGTTCTTCCTTGTCGTCGTCTTCCATTTCGCCACGTACAACAAGCAGACCACCAGGTCGCCCATCGTTCAGGAGATAGTTGCGGTTGTACAACTTGGCAAGGTTTTCAAGTTCAATAGCAATGCCAGCAGATTCCATTGGCGTGATGGAAAGGTACGGGTCAAGAGGGTGCGGTCTACGAATCCATACAACATCGTCTGGCTTGAGAGTGACTTTTGTACCGTTCCGCATGTCAACTTCGTAGCCCGAGATGAATGTGCGTGGATGCGGGATTGGTGCTGTGTGCTGGGGTGGAAGGAGGTGAAGGGCAATAATTTGTCCGTTACGCCCGCGCACCTTTTCAACAAAAACGCCACGGCTGCTCATCAATAGTTGAGAAGAAAGTCTGTAGCGGAATATGAAAGAGTTTTCTCCTTCATTTGCCTTGGTGTTGAAGATATCTAGAAGCGGGTTTTTAGATTTAACAATCTCGCCAGACGGCGAATTGTCTTTACGGAGAATGATTGGGAGGCGCGCTTGGTTTCCAGCGATGGCGTCAATACAGCGGAAAACCCAAGTGACTTTTTGAGTTCCCTCACGGTAGGCGCGCTCAATATCCCAATGGTCTTTGTAGGGCTTGTTGACCATGCCTGGGTTGAAGGCAACTGGCGCACCAGCGTTTAGTATTGACTTTTCGCTACTAGGTGCTAAGTCTTTATTACTTGAGTTCCAACCCATTAGTCACGTCCCAACAAAAATCCGTACAAACCAGAACAGACCCCTAAGGAAATTAGCCCTACGGGTGGTACTATAATTGCAATACCTGCTGATGTACAGATTACAAAAGAAATCATCAGAGAATGTGCAGCATTTGCCCTAGTCATGCGGGCACGTAGGAATTGTTTTAGTTTCATGTAGGCGTCACCTTAGCGCAGTACTCTGCAATAATACAGCACTGAGAGTGCCTATCATGGTGGAGTAATGACGGACTGGAACAAAGTTCTTGAGTATTTAACGCCGCGACCCTCTCCATATTGTCCAGAGGAGCCGTCGTTGACGCAGCGCGTATTTTTGCGCACCAACGCGCTTGAGGCTCTATTTGGCGGAGCGGCAGGTGGAGGAAAGTCTTCAGCGTTGCTGATGTCCGCAATGCAGTACGTGGACGTACCAAACTACTCCGCAATTCTTTTCCGTCGCACCTACGCAGACTTGTCGCTCCCCGGCGCCCTTATGGACAGATTTAAGGATTGGATTGCAGGAGAAGAGGACATCCATTGGAATGCAAACAGTTATGTGGCGACATTCCCATCTGGTGCACGTATTTCATTTGGCTATTTAAATAATACTAATGATTATTTGCGCTATAAGGGTTCTGAATTTCAATTTATCGGCATGGACGAAGTAACAGAAATCCGTGAATCCGACTACCGATACCTATTCTCTCGTCTGCGCCGACCTGCCAGTGGTCCGCTTTCGCAAGTGCCGCTCCGCATGCGTGCCGCCTCTAACCCTGCCCCCAACTGGGTTCGGCAGCGTTTTATTGTAGAAGGCAAGGAAATGGGGAGAATCTTTGTTCCATCGCTCCTAAAAGACAACCCCGGCATTGACGCTGACTCCTACAGAATGGCACTTCAGGCGCTAGACCCCGTTGAGCGGAACCGACTAGAAAAAGGCGACTGGTGGTCAACCTCCCTTGGAACCCTCTTTGACCGTAACGATTTCGTCATAATTGACCAGCATGAAGTGCCAATCGTGACATCCGCTGCTCGGGCTGTTCGTTTTTGGGACTTGGCGGCTACCGAGCCCCATTCGGGAAACCTTGACCCTGACTGGACGGTTGGGACATTGATGCTCTTTGACCAAGGCATTGCCTATGTCCTTGATGTTCGCAAAGTTAGGGCACGGGGCGAGAAGGTTGAGCAACTTATTGCCCAAACCGCCGCAGAAGATGGGAAAACTGTGGCTATTCGTATTGAGCAAGAACCTGGCTCATCTGGCAAGGCGCTCATAGACCAGTATGCGCGGTACGTGGTTCCTGGGTACGACCTCGTCGGGTTGCGCTCATCTGGGGATAAACTTACGCGAGCACGCCCATTTGCTGCTGCGGTTGCCAATGGGAACGTTCGGTTAGTGCGTGGGGCATGGATTACAGACTTCTTAGACGAGATGGCATCTTTCCCCGAAGCATGCAATCACGACGACCAAGTGGACTCAGTTGTTGGAGCCTTTACATTTCTTGCTGGTTTGGGTTTGCCACAGCGGAGGCGTGCTGCTATCCTCATCTGACGTAAACCTAACTGCACCCTACGAGAGGATAAAGTGACTGAACTAAACGCCTTACTGGCGAACCTAAACAAACTGTTGATTGAAGTAGACACAAAGTTGAATGAGTTCACAGGGGATAATCCGCCTATTGACGAGGTTGGCTCCACGCTCATTGAACTGCATTCCCTCAAGGGAGCCTTTGGCGATGTTTACTCCTCTTACTCTGCTCGCGCTACGCGGCTATTTCAAGAAGCGCAAGTTGAAGACATGGCATACGGCGAAAACCGCATTGAAGTCCGCACTGCATCCGATAGGAAACAGTGGGAACATCCCAAACTGATTGCAGAAGTTGCGCGGCGTCTCGTATCTGAATCAATTGATATGGACACTGGCGAAGTGATGATGTCCCCCGAGGAACTCATCGCAAAAGTGTTGGATTTTGTTCAACCCTCATACTGGAGAGTTAAAGAACTCTCAAAAATCGGCATCAACGCAGATAAGTTCTGCGAAGTCGGCGAATACAAAACAAACATCATTGTACGAAAGGCAAAGTAATAGACATGGCAACAGCAAAGAAAGCAGCACAGGATTCGTCCGCAGAAGCAGTTGTGCAGGAAGTGGAAGTAGCAGTAATGCCATCTCACGACGAGTGGAGAGCAGAGCGTGAACGGGAGGAGAAGCGTCACGCGCAACAGGTAGCACAGATGGCGAAAGACCTTTCTGAACCATTTGCCCCCGAGGTTGAAAAGGTACTCAAGAAGGGCGGTGCATCACTTACATACATTCCTGTCAGCGAAGTGATTACGCGCATGAATAAGGTTTTTGGCATTGATGGATGGAGCAGCGAAATCATCAAATGTGAGCGTGACGCCCATGACCCTGACTTCATCGTTGCATGTGTGCGTATTACTGCATACACCCATGGTGACCGTTTTGTGAGCATCTCCAAGGATGGTTATGGCGGTCAAAAAATCAAGCGCACTAAGCAGGGCGACATTGTTGACTTGGGCGACGAGTTCAAGGGTGCGGTTTCGGACGCATTGAAGAAAGCGGCACAGCAGTTCGGTATTGGTCTCTACCTTGCACGAAGCGAGGAGGCTCTTAGTCTTGATGAGGCAGAGGAAGCAGCAGCATCAGCACCGCAGGTAAGTGAGATGTATCCAAAGTTCAAAACGTTCTTGGATAAGTTCACCCCCGAGCAAAAGGGTGAGGTGAAGACGTTTTGGAGCAAGTACAGCAGTGGTCGTCCAACTCCTAAGCCACACGAGTTCACGGATAACGAACTTCAGGCACTCATTGCAGAATGTGTCCGAATTGAGTTCGGTGGCATCGCAGTGAATGATTCAGTCAGTGAGTGATTTGATTCCTCCTCCGCATCTGTCGGCGTCGTCAATCTCCACGTTTCAGCAATGTCCCCTAAGGTATAAGTACTCCCGTATTGATGAGTTGCCCGAGCCACCAACAGAGGCGTCTCTTATGGGCAACTTTGTCCATGACATACTTGAGAATCTATATAAAGCAGAAGCATCTACGCGGACATTGGCAACAGCCCGAATGCTTGCTGCGAACATTTGGACTGAGTATGAAGAGCGGGCATCGCGAGTAGCAAGGACGCCTGAGGCAATTCGTCGTTTTCGCTGGAACTCGTGGTGGTGTGTGGAGAAATTATTCTCCATGGAAGACCCAACTCAGCGCGAATTTGACGGTCTGGAACACGAGATAAACCACGATGTCAATGGTGTCAGGGTCAAGGGGTTTATTGACCGCTGGCATTTAGTTGACGACGCAATCGTTATTGGCGACTACAAGACTGGGAAAACCCCTAAACCGCATTACGCTGGCGATAAGTTCTTTCAGTTGTTGCTCTACGGGGTAGTTCTCCAAGAGCAACTATCAAAACCAATAGATTCTGTGGAGTTGCTTTACATCAAGGATGGGGAGCGTCTCCATAAGTCACCAACATCGGAAGACATCCAAAATGTCTACGACACGGTATTAGAAGTTAGAACAAGTATTGAAGACCGATGTACAACTGGAGAGTTTGAATATAAACCTTCCAGACTGTGCGATTGGTGTTCGTTTAAATCAATATGTCCATACTGGAGAAAGAAATGAATGACGATACATTTGCCCGTGTAGTAGCGGAAGATGTTAAGAACCGTGCAACTCAACCACAGAAGGAATACCTTCAACTGCCCGAAAACTGGAGTCGTTGGCAGCGCGCACTCAAGACGCTAGAAACAAACCTTAACGACCAACTTGGAAGTATCTATTCCTACGAGCAGGAGCAAATCAAGACGTTTAAGGCTCTTGGCTCGGATGGCGTAAAACTGATTGCTGAGGCAACGGCAGAGTTTGAAGCACGACGTAAGAAGATTGAGCGCTTCAAGTTCCATGTAACTAATAGGCTTGATGAAGTAACGCGCATGATTGCTGTCGGTGGCGAAGCCGTTGATGAGCGATTGAAGGCTGTTGATTTCCTTCGTCGTGCTATTGAGAAGCATCGTTCAATGATGATGTCGTATGACCTTGAGCCGACACCGATTGATGGTGCCTTGTGGGCTGCACTGGATGGACGATGGGAATTTGAGAACCTATCTGAAGAGGACATTCTTTCGTTCTCATGACACGGCAGCGAATGTTCCTTGATATTTCATGCGTGGATGCTGCGCGCGAACGCATGCGCCATGTCTATGACACGTTTGACACTGTTTGTGTTCAGTTCTCTGGCGGAAAGGACTCAACTGCAGTCCTTTATCTTGCAAAGGAGATTCACGAGGAACGTAATCTCGGACCAGTCAAGGTTATTTTCCGCGATGAGGAAATGGTGAGCCCACTAGTTATTGACTTCATTATGAAAGTTCGTGACTATGACTGGGTTGACATGGAATGGTACTGCCTTCCAGTCGGACAGGAAGTATGGGTTCTTGGCAGGCGTGAGTACTGCCTGCTTTGGTCGCCAGAGCGAGCCAAGAGAGACATGCTTGTAAGGGAAATGCCACCATTCGCTATTCGTGCTGAGCATTTTGGGATTGACCCATCTCGCCCAATCCCTGAAACAATTGACTTCTATACCATGCAAGGCAAGCGTGGCAGAACGGCATTTATCACTGGCGTACGCGCAAACGAATCAATGATTCGTTATCGCTCATGCGTTCAGAAACTGCACGAAAACTACATCAATATTCCATTTAGAATGAAAAAGTCGGTGCCGCTCAGGTTCGCAAAAGTGATTTACGACTGGACGACAGATGACGTTCTTAAGTTCATTACCGAAGAGCACGGCGGGGAATACTGTGAATATTACGACCTTGCCGCGATTACTGGGAGTAATACTCGTGTCGGAATCCCACTACATGCCGTCGCGTCGCGTCGCATTGGGGATGTTGTCGCAACGGAGCCAGAGTTTTTTGACAGGCTCTATGAGTGCTATCCGCATATTGATGCACAGCGCCGTTGGTGGAGTGAATTTAATATTGAGGCACTAATTGCGCAATATGTTGAAGGAGGATGGGATGGCGTACGTCAATGCATTGACGACAATATGCTCACTCCAGGAATGCAAGGTGCCGCAATGAAATTTGCAGGTGAATTCAGGAAGAAGCAGGCGACAGACAAATTCGGCTACCCACTTGACTCCCTCATCCGTACGCTTTTACTGAATGAATTCCAAGTAACGTCGCCCAATCCCGTCGGACCAAAAACGCGCGCACATACACTACGAACTCTTGCTGCGCAGCAAGAACAAGACCAAAATGACATTGATAGTCTGGATGATTACAAATGAATTACTCCGAAATGCCCCTGAACTCCATTAAGCCTGCTCCATGGCGTGTCAACTACGTACTAAAGCCAGATATGTTGCTTCTCGCTGAGTCCATGAATGACTATGGATGGCTCCAGCCAATTGTTGTACAGAAGTCAACTAGTTATATTATTGATGGTTTCCATAGGTGGGTCACTGCGCAGGATTCTAATTTTGTTAAGAAATACGGGAAAACGGTTCCCGTCATCATCGTTGATGTTGACAATGTTGATGCGATGATTATGCACGTACGTCTTAATCGTGCCCGTGGCAATATTTTTGCAAAGCCGTTCAGTAAATTAATCAGAACACTTGTCGTATCCGACAAGTACAGCGCAGATGAAATTGCCGACATGCTCAATATGTCTGCTGATGAATTTGACCTGATGCTTACTGGCGGACTCCTTAAGCAACGAAAAATTCCACAACACCAATACTCAAAAGCATGGGTTCCCGTAGAGGCACCGAGTAAAGGCGAATTAGATAATCAGGTTATTGAACGCCCACCTAATGCTGATAGATGATTTATTGGACAAATTAATTGTGGTAATGTTGGTCAGTCTCGCATTTGGAGGACTGGCTGATGCCCACAAGCAATCTGACAGAAGATGTTGAATTTTTAACTGACGTTGACACCCGTGGTGATGTTGTGCGC